CTCCTGCTTTTGTATGCACCTACGACCAAATACTCACCTGCGTACATGTCCAAACACTTAGCAGAGAAAGAGCCAGTATCCCAACAACACCTCGAACCAATCAAGGCCTCGCGATCCTTACGTTTGTTCTCAGCGTGCATTTTACAACAATATCTGCAAGCAGCATACCTGCCATCACTTTTACGCTTGTCTGGAGAGTAATGTTCCAATGCCTTCTCCTCGCCGCACTTCGTACACACCTTTCCGTCGGCCTCTATCATAGTCCCATCCGGACCTATTATTGGCACCTTTACGATTTCAACACGCTTGCCCATCGTTGCGTCAGCTCCTTTCGCTTATACGGTATTAATCGTAGTCAGCGGAGCCTCCCGCACCGTTTGCGTAAAATAAAAACGCCAGCCCTGCGGAAGTTAATCCGTTAAGGCTGGCGTATGTGTCAACGTAGTATTTTGCGGGGCCGTTCCGCTTTTCCAATTACCGCGTTTATGGGCGAAAATTCATCGTGGTTCTTTTTAACGTTCTTATCCGATAGGTGCGTATAGTGCGCCGTCATCCTACCGTCGGCATGGCCGAGTATCGTCTGCAGATGACGTTGTGATCCGCCTTCCTCCAGAAAAAGCGTTGCTCCGGAATGGCGAATTAAGTGCGGGTGTAACCGTTTAGTTATTCCGGCTCGGTCCGCGTACTTCTTAAGTTGATGACGGAAGTGGTTAGGCTCCAGACGTCCGCCGTAGTTATTTAGAAAGACAAACTTAGAGTCAAACTCATCTGTCTCGCGGATTAACTCCTGGATCAACTTAGTCGTCCGTTTCGTTATCGGAACAATCCGTGATTTGCGCGACTTCGTTACCTCCCTACGTAGCAGTATTGAACACGCGGACAGGTCAACATCAGTCTTTTCGAGCTTAAGCGTCTCCCCAATACGTAGCATTCCGTCAACTAAAAGGTTGATTACTACGTAGTCCCTAAACTCGTTGTATTTGCGTTGATTCGGCGCTTTCAACAACGCCATTAGTTCGTCAGTGTCCAGAACGCCGATATCACGACCGATATCCTGTACGTTCTTAAGGTAGACAAACGGGTCCGCGTCAATAACTCCCTCATCCTTCAAAAACTTAAACATCGTCTTCATATTTTTTACGCGCGTGTTTATCGATTTCGGCAGCAGGCCAACCGTTTTTACGGAGTCAGGTACGTTACACTTATCGCTGAACTTCGTCTTCTCATCGCGCAGCCATATTATGTACTCGCGCCCGGTCTCTACGGTAACATTGCGTATGTCTCGAACTATCCCGCGCATGTCTAAGAACTCGGCGAAGTAACCGTAATTCTGTGCGTACGTCTTTAGCGTATCTACCGCGCGGCCCTCCGACTTCTTCGCTTGATAGTAGTACTCGTACAGGTAATCGAGTGAGTACCGTAGTTTGTCCGATGTCCGATCGTTCTTAACCGTGCTTCCCTTGCGCTTAACTTCGCTCAAACTAAAAAACACCTCCCGTATTTTTTACGGAAAGATGCCGATTGTAAAGCGTATATCATCGTTTAATCATAGCGTATATCTGAGTCCGTCACCGCACAGTCAACGTACCAGTCACCGTACAATGAACGGACTATCTAGCGGAATTTAGTAATGGCGCTGCCAGCGATGCGCTCTCCCAGCTGAGCTAATTCCCCGAAATTACTCCGTATAGTCGACGGTCAGTCAGCGGACAAACCCGCTTGTATCAACGATTCTCAACGCTTTATCAACCCGCTCGTTTTCTTCCCGCTCAAATAATATATCACACGGGAGCGCATCGCTGCAAGTATTATTTACGTATATCTGCGAATTTATTTTTATACGCTCGTTCTACAGATATGCGCGGCGCTCATCGCTTCACTTAAACGCAAAAAGGCGCAGCCCTTACGGATGCTACTCCGCAAAGACTGCGCCTCATTTCAATCGGGTTATCCCGCCTCTGTACCTCACGTTCATTTCGTAATAAGATCGCCGTTTGTAGCTCGAACAATCCGCGTCTTACATGCCGGACACTTTCCGCTACCGGAAGGTAGTGCCGTTGTGTGGCCGCATATAGGACAGCTAACGTTCTCAGCCGTTGCCCCTCTATAAATCCCGAGAGGGACTCCGATAACTACAGCGATAATTAGCCCGAGTATAATAGCGCCCAAAAACATACGCGACCACATCCATTTCCGTTATTTACCTTTATTATCGTCCGCCGGGAACGTTTTGTAAATACCGACGCCGATAATTGCGTACGTCACGATATCAACGCCCGCCTGCCATACGCCAGCTTCCGGGGCCGCTCCGTATTTAACGAGTAGTTGATACGCGAGTGACGCAACGGCCGTTAAGAAATACGGATTCAATAAGCGCTTTTTCATCGTATTATTTCGCCTCCTTCGTTTGGACCGACGCGGTCTTGCTTACGTTATCCCACGTGATGGCCGCGCCAAGCTTATCGGACACCTCGCGCAATGGAACGTAAACCGCTCCGTCGATGAGTACGCCGTCCTTCGTTTTCACTCCGTCGATAACTACGTTCGCTTTATTTACGATCACGTCTACCGCCTCCTGTTTCGGAATACTTGCGTAAGCTTTTAACTTTGCGTCTACCTGCGCCTTGAATGCGGCCCATCCCGTCCATTTCCCGCCGTCGTACATTAAGCGAGGACAGATTTTGCCGGACCAATCGTAATGACGGCGCAGTCTATCCGTACCCCAACCGCGCTCCCTTAACATCGACGCTACGAGTGTCGCCGCATTATCGAGCGTCTTCGCGTAGTCTCCGCTTTCGCATATCTCTACGCCGATCGACGTCCGGTTACCGCTGCGTGACCCGCTGCCGTCTCCGCTGTGCCACGCGTTCTCATTCAGCGGCAGGCATTCGATAGCCTCGCGCTCATCTACGACGATGTGAAACGAAGCCTGACGCGCGTTTGACGGATTCGTCAGCCATGCGCGTTCACCCGCTGCGCTACTAGACGGATTGCCCGTATTGTGAATCGTAATAGTCGACGCAGACATAGCGAGGCCCGGTCGCCGATTGCACGCGGTCTTCGTCGGTATGTAGTCCTTGCGGTAATTCATACGTAAAACCTCCGTTATTTTATATTACTTGATGTTAACCGCCTGCTCGATGTACTGCATACGGAGTTCAATCCGCTCAAGCGTTGACGCGATCTTACCGTTAGCCTCGTCCGTCTTCGTAAGATGTTCCATCAAGCGTTCTTCTCGCGCCTGTGCCTCCGCTTTATTCGCATCGACGAAGTCCATGAGCTTCTGTTCGCGCTTAACCGCGTCGTCCCTACTTGCGCTTATCTGCGCTTGCTGTGCGCGTAACATGAGCCAGATAAGCACGCCGATTACGAGGACGGCCAGCGGCATCCATAACCCCTCGCGCATGAGCTCGATAGCCGTCGTAAATATTCCGGTTGCTTCCACTATTCCGCTACCACCTTTCCGCTAATACTTGTGATGATTCCCGGTCCTATTCCGTCAACGCGCCCGAGCTCGTATACGTCTGCGTACGGCCGCCCCGCGATTATTCGATCCGCTAATACCGCGCCAATGTCCGGTAGCGCTACGAGAGCCTCGCGGCTGCAGCGGTTGATATTCGGTAGCCCCTGCGTATAGGCGACCGACTGAACTGGCGGGCTATTAACGTTGATGGTATTCGTATTGGTATTCGTTGGGGCTACGGGCTCCTTGCGGTTATTTAACGCTGATATTGCGGCGAATACGCTGAGCCCAAACGTGACTACGATTGCTACTACGATTAAGATGCGGTAGAGCTGCGCCTTGTGCAAAAGCTCACTTCCCTTGCGCTTATATTTACGCTATACTGACGCTAAGCCGCGCAACCTTGCGCTCGCGGCCGGGGAACGTGCGAAGGCATCGCCGTTCCTTTTTTGCGTTGTATGCGCGCTTGTTTATTCGGCTGCTGGCGTGAGGCCCGCGAGTGCGACGCCGATCTCTTCGTCGAGACTGCGTAATACCGCCTCGCGTTGGCCGGGCGCGATTGATCCGAGGACTGCGCTGATAACGTCCGTGAGCTCAGCGGCTGGATTCGCGAGGTCGACCGTTAATTCGAGTAACGCGCGTGCTTTCATTTATAACGTCTCCTTTACGTAAAAAGAGCCCCGCGCGTTATAGCGCAAGGCCCTCCGTGATACATTCGTTTGTTACGCCGGTATGTTTACGATAGCGAGCTGAGCGCCCGTCATGCTGAATAACTTGAGATTACGCGTAGTGGGATCGAATGTCATATTCGTAGCTGCGCCTGACCGATCGGCCTTCGCGCTAAGATCGGAGGATATCGTTGCGACCTCGGAAGCCAGCGAATCCAGCGCAGGTAAGTTGACCACGTTAACGTAGTTGAAATCGAATGTGCTGACGTCTTCTCTGACCGCTACAGTGTTCGTGTGATGCCCAATATCGCCGCCTAGTACGATCGTAGGGCCTCCGATTGACATTACGCTATCAGCCGCGATGCTGAACCCTCCGCCATTATTCCCGGAGATTCCGCCGCCGTAAGAACCGTCCGGCCCGTAATAGCGCATCTCCTGAACGCCGAAGTCATCGTCCGTCTCGATCGATATCCGCCGCGTTCCCGTGCTGTCAAACGAGCGTAGGCCGTCCGGATCGAGTATAATGCGCCGGGTTGACGTAGCCGTACGAATGGTCGATCCGATAATCTCCGCACCCGTAATCGTTCCGGCGGTAATATCCGAATAGACCATCGTAGAGTTTTCGATTGCGCCGGTTAACGTAATCGAACGCGCTACGACGTCGCCGTTCATATATACGCGGAAGGGCGCGCTGGCAAACGTTGCGTGACCGGCTGCGATTCCGTTCGGATTAATCTGCGTCACGTTATTTCCACTGCCTATCAGTAGGGATACGAAGCTACCGAGCTCGCCCGCGATAACCTCCGCTGCAATCTTACCCGCCGTAATCGCAGTCCGCGCTGTTGCTCCGCCATCCGTCGTAATAATGATACCGTTCGACGTGAGGATGACCTGATCGTTCGCGTCCACCGTAGACTGCAGAACGATTCCACGCGTATCATACTTAACCTCCGTTTTACTCTCGTTGATCTCGATAACCGCCAGCCGCGCGAACTCTTCGAATACTTCCGCCCGGATTCTCCCGCCGCTAAACACGTTCTCAATCGCGCGCCGTCCCGCCTCTAAGTCCGCAATAATCTGCGTATAATCGCGCCGCATTACGTTGGCGACCGTAAGCGACGTGTGTTTATCGGGTGCATACGGATACTCCGTGAGTTCCGTTATCCGCGCGGTAATATGCGTAAGTTCCATGTCCGGATCGACTAGCGTAACAGTATCGCCGAGACCCGGACGTGGTTCGGAGGCGTCGAGTTTATACAAATCCGCTGTACTGACGGATACCTCTAGCGCCGGTACCTCGCGTTCGGCTAAACGTAAGCGCGCGGCCTCTACGAGTTTCAACGGATCGGTAACGTCTTGCTCCGTGAGTAAGTCGTCATAAAACGGTACGCTATCGGATGCCCACGCGTCAGCATACGGTGACACGAGGTAATTAACGGTCAGCAGTCCGCCGGATATTGCGCCAGGATTAACCGCGAGTAGCCGCGCCTGTTCGTCCGCTGTGAGTATCGACGCGGGCTGACCGATCCATGTGCGCGAGTCTTTCATTTCCGCATAGAGGCGCGTAACGAGCGACGTCGCGCTGTCCGTAAAAGCTGCGGTTATAAGATTACGCGTAAGAGCGATGCGATAGTCTGACGCGGCGTTACCGATCTTCTTCCGCAAGTGCAGCGTAAAGTTATCCGGATCGACTTCCGCACCGTACAGTGCAATGACTGCGTTCAGCGCTTCGAGACAGTTACCGCCGCCGAACGCTTTAACGTCCGCTAAATCAAACGTATCGTCAACCGCGATAGTAAAGACACCGCCCGTTGCCGCTGTGATTAGCGCCGTGAGCTGCGTTATGTGGATTCCGTAGCCCTCCGCGATGTACGAAGCGTACGGAAATTTATAATCCGCGAGTTTGAACATAACGTGGCTGCACGATATCTGCGCGGTTAGCTTGCGGTCATCGCGGTTGCGCTGGCGGCTGTTTATTACGTAATACTGGCCGCGTTCATCCATTACGTGACCTTTCAGCGGTAACTTATCGCGGAAATCATCGGACGTCAGCGGGACGTTGAAAATCAGCGTATAATCTGCGTTGATGCGGCGGGTCCTTGTGATATCGTAGGCGTCACGTAGGATACCGATGCGCTTGCGGAAACGGTCGTACGATTGTAATGCGTTAATCAAGTGCGCGCCTCCTTCCGTTGTTAATACAAATAGCGGTCACGATGCGTAATGCGCGTCAGGATTTCGCGGGCAGCTTCGTTATCCGCGTAGGTTACCGTATTGAGTCCGAGGCCCAATTCGAAGAAGTCACCGTCGAGCAGGTGAATCGCGTTGACTCCGTTTAGCGTAATCGTCTGGCGCTTAACGTCAATAACGAGCTTATCGCCGGGGTCGAAATCGCCGGTAAACGTAAGGGAATCGACGTGCATGTAACGGACGGCCGCGTTAAACTGCGTAGACGATGCGAAGCCCGCCGCGTGTAGGCGTTCGCGAATCATCTGCGTGAGTAATTCCGTAGCCGAGGTGAACGTAGCAGCAGCCGGTATATCGCGCGTTGGGGCTCCGTTAAATTCCGTAGCCGATTCGTAAGCGAGTCCGACCGCGAAGTCAGCGTTTAGGCGCGCGGATACGGACGATTCAGACGCGATCGTAACGTTAAAGAACGCTTGGATAACGTAAGGGCGATTAAAGGGCGCGCGGTTGAATGCGCTGTGAAACGACATAGGCGTGCGTCTCCTTTCGTGTAAAATGCGCAGGTGAAACGTAAAAAGCCCCGCGCGTGATTGCGAAGGGCTTGCGTTTGGGATGCGGGTTAATGCGCAGTATGGTCCAACTGCGCGAATTTACTCATAGAAGATTAATGTATTTTTTGTTAGAGTTACTTCTAATGCACATACATTAGGAGTGATGAAATGGCAATTGAAATAAATATAGGTTCTATAAAATCCCTCTTTATTAAGATGCGCTTTTCTGAGCGCCTCCTGTCTACAGGAACTGGATTTATAATTATGTCTAAAAACGGACCGGTGTTAGTAACGAATAGACATAATGTAACGGGTAAACATCAGACTACAGGAGAGTGCCTTGATAAGTATGCAGCTATACCTGATGAAATCGTAATCACACACAACTCTGCTGAAGGAGTCGGAGTATGGATAAATGTAGTAGAACCACTTTATAAAGACGGTGTACCGCTTTGGATGGAGCACCCCTCCCTTGGTAAACTTGCGGATTTTGTAGCTCTACCCTTAACTCAGTTTGAAGGAGTTAACCTCTGGCCTTATGAGTTTAATGAATCGCCAGGCACTACTATAAGGGTAGGCGTTGCTGACATTGTAAGTGTTATAGGATTTCCATTTGGCTTAACGGCTGGGAAAAACTTTGCAATTTGGTCTACTGGATTTGTAGCATCTGAACCAAACTCCGACTTCAAGGAACTTCCGGTCTTTTTAATTGATTGCCGCTCACGCCCTGGACAATCAGGTTCAGCAGTTATGGCCGTTAGAAATGGAGGGCTGATTCCAATGAACGATGGAAATCAGATAAGTACTAACGTGCCTATCACCACATTCATGGGAATATACAGTGGTAGAATTCATAATGAATCTGATTTAGGGATGGTCTGGAAAGCCTCTGCAATCAAAGAACTAATTGATTCGATTCAAGCAGAAGATCTTTCGGATTGATTAACAAATGAATAAATACCACACATCGGTTAGGCTTAGAACGAAGTCAGCGCGGTCTTTATCCACTTATTTTTACTGATTGTGCTGTACAGGTACGTAGCATCATACGCCACATCCCCGATCTCTCCGGTATCCGCTGCACTTGTCGGCGTGTACTTGGCGATATTCGACTGCAGCCCCGTCATATCTCCAGTTACCGGAGTCTCGCTTAGGACCGGATTACGGAAATAGACGATGTCTCCCGCTGCTGCACTCGTCCCGTTAACAATTCCGATCTCCGGGATAATGTCATCCGGCGTGCTGCGTATCGTTGCTTTGACGGATA